TATTAGAAGATACTATTTTAAAAACAGCAATTACACAAACAGGCGGCAACATTCCAGACATGAATGTAGAAGTCACAAGTGAAAATTTACGTGATGCTGGATTTGTTGTTATAGCCGGTATAGAACAAGCAGCACCAGAAATGGTCGCATGGTACACAGCACAAAATCCTTTTGACGAATCAAGAGCAGCACAATTAGGACCAAGACGACTTGCAGGCATTAGAGAAGAAATGGCTAGATTGCTTGCTAACGGTATGTCAAATACATCAGCTATGTCATGGGTAGCAAACGAAGTTAACAGAGATAGAGAATGGTTAATTGGTGATGGCACTGATGAAAATCCAGGTGCAGCAAATGTTCATTTTGATAGACGCTATTTAGAAGAAGGAGATCCAACTAGAAATGGTGAGTTTGGATCTAATGACGCAGATGAACATGAAATTACAGATGAAGAACAAGAGCTAATTGATCGTTTAACTGGCACTGAAGAAGAACAGCAAGGTGTTATTGCAGAAATTGCAAATGAACCTAATCATATAGAAGTATGGTCAAGTACATATAGAGGCTTTGAAAAAAGTGAACGTGAAACTTGGGATACTACAATCGGCGATGTTGATGAGTTTATAAAAATTGCAAAAGAAGGTGCAGATAGAAACGGATCCTTGCTTGAACAAGCAATTGGTAATTTTGGTTTGGTGTATGGTGCGCCAAATCTTATGGCACAAGCATTTGAAAAAAGTATGGAAAATAGCATTCTTGCACTTATTCCTGGCGGTAGAGGACCAGGAGGTGATAACGAAACATTAGATATACTTGTGGCTGCTATTGATAACAAAACAGAATATGATTTAGTAAACGAATACTTCCGTCAAATTAGTGGTGTAACAGATGATTTGATTGATGAACTAGCAGGCGAAGAATTATTTAATTCAATGTATAATAACTTGGCAGAAAAAATTGGTGGAGAAAGTGCGGTTGACTTACGAACATCTGGTTTAACATCTAGTGTTGTACGAAGATTAGAACGTGCAGCAGAAGATCCATCACCAGAAAACTTAAATGCAATTTTGAGAGCTTTAAGCAGTAAAGAAATTTTAGATAAGGAAAGTATTACAGCAATTGTTGATGCATTAGATAACATTGTACAAGAATTTGGTGCAACTTTTGATGATGAACAACGTGAAGAAATTGCATCAATTCAAGAACGCTTAGAAGAAATCAAAGATATAATTGATGACGAAGGCTGGTGGGATTATATTTGGCGTAAAGCAGGAGGTTGGTTTGATTAATGGCTTTTTTAGTCCATCCATTACCACCTATTTCAGTTTATGTACGAAAAGAATACTTGTATGATTTAGAGAAGGGGCACGGTGAATATACTCCAGGAATCTGGATTAGTGTTAAAAGCACACAATACAAAGCATTGTATTTTGAAACACTATTAACAGACTACGGAGCATTATATGACAAACTTCCTATATCGGCATTTGTTTGGAAAATACCGCACGGCGAGATTCTTCCGCTTGATGTGCTACAGCTTTGGGATTGTTTTGATTACGACATTACCGTTGTCCAAAAACCCATCTTGTCTAGATGTGAATTTTTTGGAAAGGACAAACGTATGCATGCCGGTGAGTATGAGTTCACCATCGATAATTGTCACCGCGATCATTCCGTCCTTGACACCAACTTCTCAGAACACGATCCTGAGCACAAATCATTTAATGTTATTAGACTTGACAACGGTCAATTCGCTGCTCAGCCTAATAACAGGGTTATCTGGAGAGATAGCTCCTTAACACCTGAGAAACTATTAACACCAGATTTTAAAGTGTGTACACAAAACTATGCTGTAGAAACAGAACCAAAATGGAGTGTTGGTCATACTGACGAATGGCAGTATAAAACACTTGACGAAGAATCGAAAACATAGTATATTAAAACAATAACCAAGGAGTATTATATGAGCGATCGTGTCTATGGCCCTGAAGAAAAGGCCAAACTAGAACGTTTAGTCAAAGAAGGCGTAACCGTTTTACAAGAAATTGAAGATTTGCAAGGCGGATTAAAAGAAACAATTAAAGCAGTAGCAGAAGAATTAAATGTAAAACCAAGTTTAATTAACAAAGCAATAAAAGTTGCACAGAAACGTGATTGGTCACGTGTACAAGACGAGTTTGAAGACTTAGAAACTATCGTAGCTACAACTGGTTACGATAAAGATGCATAAGGACTATATATGCCATACGTAGACGCATTTTTTGACAGAGACGCAGACATTATTCGTGCAGTAGAACGCAAAGATGGTAAACGTCACTATCAAGAATATCAAGCAAAGTACACATTTTACTATGAAGATCCAAGAGGCAAATACAAAAGTATTTTTGGTGATCAATTGCAACGAGTAGTATGCAAAAACACAAAAGATTTTAGAAAAGAACTTGCTATAAACAAAGGCAAGAAAATGTTTGAGTCGGATGTAAACCCAATCTTTCAGTGTTTGAGTGAAAACTATCTTAACCAAGATGCACCTAAACTGAATGTTGCGTTTTTCGATATTGAGACAGACTTTGATCCAGAACGTGGCTTTGCGGATCCTAGTGATCCATTTATGCCAATTACTGCAATCACGGTACACTTACAATGGCTTGATGCACTTGTAACTTTTGCACTTCCACCAAAGACACTTACTATAGAACAAGCACAGGCAGAAGTTGCAGATTTTGATAATACTTATTTGTATGCTAACGAAGGAGACATGCTAGAAGCATTTCTCGATGTTATTGAAGATGCAGATATTTTGTCTGGTTGGAACTCAGAAGGTTATGATATTCCTTATACGGTAAATCGTGTTAGTCGTATACTAAGTAAAGATGATACAAGACGCTTTTGTTTGTGGCAGCAATTGCCTAAACGTAGAGAATTTGAAAAGTTTGGTAAGACTGCTGAAACATTTGATACCATCGGAAGAGTCCACATGGATTATCTCGAATTGTATCGCAAGTATACATATGAAGAACGTCATACATATAGACTAGATGCTATCGGTGAGATGGAAGTTGGTGAAAATAAAACGGTATATGAAGGCACACTTGATCAACTTTATAACAACGACTTCCGCAAGTTTATTGAATACAACAGGCAAGACGTTGCACTACTAGATAAAATTGACAAAAAACTACGTTTTATTGATCTTGCTAACGAAATTGCACACGATAATACGGTGCTTCTACAAACTACTATGGGTGCTGTGGCTGTAACAGAACAGGCTATTATTAACGAAGCACATAATAGAGGTATGCAAGTCCCTAATAGACGTGAACACGAAGGCAACACAGCAGCAGCAGGTGCATATGTTGCATTTCCAAAAAAAGGTGTGCATGAGTGGATTGGTTCAATGGATTTGAATTCACTTTATCCAAGTATTATTCGTGCTATGAATATGGCTCCAGAAACTATTATTGGTCAAATACGTTTAGATTTAACAGATGAATTTTTACACAATGCAACAACACTAGAAAAGAAAAGTTTTGCAGGTGCTTGGGAAGGCAAGTTTGCTGTATTAGAATATGATGCAGTAATGGAACAGCGTAAAGATGTTGCACTTACACTAGATTTAGAAGACGGTACTAGTCATGTACTAAGTGGTGCAGAAATATATAAATTAATTTTTGATAGTCAACAGCCGTGGATGTTGAGTGCAAATGGTACTATATTTACTTGGGAAATCGAAGGTGTTGTTCCAGGTTTATTAAAACGTTGGTATGCTGAACGTAAAGAACTACAAGCAAAAATGCGCAAAGCAATTGCAGCAGGAAATGATACAGAAATTGCGTTTTGGGATAAAAGACAGCTGGTTAAAAAGATTAACTTGAATAGTTTGTATGGTGCTATTCTTAATCCAGGTTGTAGATTTTTTGATAAACGTATCGGACAATCAACTACACTTACCGGCAGACAAATTGCAAAACACATGGCTAGTGAAGTCAATAAAATTATCACAGGCGAATATGATCATGTAGGCAAAGCAATTATATATGGTGATACAGACTCAGTTTACTTCAGTGCATATCCTGTACTCAAAGATGAAATTGCAGCAGGAGATATTCCTTGGGGCAAAGATAATGTTATTACATTGTATGATCAACTATGTGAACAAGCAAACACAACATTTCCAGACTTTATGCGTACAGCATTTCATTGTCCACGTCCACGCAGTGAAGTTATTGCAGCAGGTCGTGAAGTTGTTGCAGACACAGGGTTGTTTATTACTAAAAAACGCTATGCAGTGCGTGTGTATGACTTGGAAGGTAACCGCACTGATAAAGACGGCAAACTAGGTAAAGTTAAAGCAATGGGTTTAGACTTGAAACGTAGTGATACGCCAGTGTTTATGCAAGACTATTTAAAAACATTGCTAGACATGGTGTTGGATCTAAAGGATGAAAAAGATCTACTAGATAGTATTACTGAATTTAGACGTGAATTTAAAGAACGCCCAGGATTTGAAAAAGGTTCGCCTAAACGTGCTAACAAGATTGGACACTATCAACGACTTGAAGAAAAGCAAGGCAAAGCAAACATGCCTGGACACGTTAGAGCAAGTATCAACTGGAACACACTCAAGCGTATGAATGGTGACAAGTATTCGCAAGAGATTGTAGATGGTATGAAAGTTATTGTTTGCAAATTAAAGCAAAATCCGTTACAATATACTAGTGTTGCATATCCAACAGATGAATTGCGTTTGCCTGATTGGTTTAAAGAACTGCCGTTCGATGGGGATGCTATGGAAGAAGTTATTATTGACAACAAACTTGATAACTTGATTGGTGTACTCAACTACGATTTAGAAAGTACAAAACAAAATAATACATTTAATAGTTTATTTGAGTGGGGTTGATGTTTGAATTATTTAAAACAGAACACAAAGGTTTAGGAAGTGTTGTTGAAGTAAGTATTGATTATTCTGCACAACAAATTAAAAGGCAGTACAAAGAAAACGGAATAACTTGTAACGGAAATGAAACACAGGTAAAAAAACAAGATATAGATAATTTTTTTCAAAATGAAGTATATTGGCTTAATAAACTTCAAGGGGAATGGATACCAAAAACTCTAAATATAGATATGCATACACAAACAATAATACAAGAATATACAGGACCAAACTTATTATACCAAAAAAACAACTTGCCTGAAAATATTGTTGAGCAAGTTATAGAAATGTATAAATTTTTTAAAGATAAAAATGTTTTTAAAAGAAATGGAAGCATGAGTAATTTAACTTTAAAAGGAAATAAACTAATTGCTTTTGATTTTAAATGGGCAAAAAAAAGACCTGAAGGATTAGATATGGAAATTAAAAGTTATAATGATTGGCTTAGTAAAATAGACAAAAATTTAACAAACACTCTTAAGGAAATGTTATGAAAGTAGGATTTACATGTAGTACATTTGATTTACTACACGCAGGACATATACAAATGTTACGTGAAGCAAAAGAACAATGTGATTATTTGTTAGTAGGATTACAAATTGACCCAAGTGTAGATAGAGCTGAAAAAAATGCACCAATACAAAGTATTGTAGAACGTTATACTCAACTAAAAGCAGTATCGTATGTAGACGAAATAGTTCCATATGCTACCGAAACTGACCTAAATGATATCTTGACAATGTATCATATAGATGTTAGAATATTAGGAGAAGAGTATCGTGAAAAGGATTTTACGGGCAAGGATATTTGCAAGAAGCGGGGTATCCAGCTATATTTCAACAAAAGAGATCACCGCTTCTCATCAAGCGATTTAAGAAAACGAGTATGCGAAAGGGAAAACAATGTGGACACTTTGGATCATAAGTAGCGTGATTGACAGCGCAGAACCTAAACTCACTCAATATGAAACTTTTGAAACTGCTATGAGTTGTCATATTGAACAGGCTGTACTCGAAGCAGACTTTACACAAGAAGAAATAGCGTTCTGCGAGGACCCGAATGAATAAATTTATTTTTGATGTGGACGGAACACTAACTCCGAGTAGACAAACTATTGATCCAGAGTTTAAAGAGTTTTTCAAACACTTTATCCAAGATAACAAGGTTTGGCTTGTAACTGGTAGTGATTATGCTAAAACCGTAGAACAACTTGGAGAGGATATTTGTGAAAGTGTTGTAACCGTGTATAATTGTTCAGGAAACGATACATGGTTCAAAGGCAAACGTGTAAACAGCAAACCATTTGAAGCACCTAAAGAACTATATGATCTAATGAATGGCTGGTTGCAAGGTAGTCCATTTTCACTACGTACGGGTAATCATATTGAAGAACGCACAGGAACAATCAACTTTTCAATTGTAGGACGTAATTGTACGTTAGGAGAACGTAAATTATATATTAAGCATGATCTTGAAAATAGAGAACGTGAAAGTATTGCTTTTCAAATTAATAGTGAGTTTCCTAATATTACAGCAGCAGTTGGTGGCGAAACAGGTATTGACATATATCGCAAAGGTGGCGACAAAAGTCAAATACTAGAAGACTTTAATAAAAATGATAAGATTTATTTCTTTGGCGATCGTATGGAGCCAGGTGGCAACGATTGGCCACTAGCAGCAAAACTCAACAAACAACGCTGCTATAACGTAAAAGATTGGCGTGATACTATGGAACGGTTACAATACTTTCAAGAGGCGAAAATAGCAGCATGATTATAGCAGGTCACGGATTTGTAGGTAAAGCATATGAATGGTTGTTTGCTAACTATAGAAGAAAAATAGAAATACATGATCCTGCAAAAGGGTTTACAGCTGACTTTGATAATACAAGTGCAGTAATTATTTGTGTACCAACACCGCAAGCAGATGACGGCTCTTGTGATATGAGTGCAGTTTATGATGTAGTAGGCAAGTGTAGACCAGATACACCAATAATGATCAAAAGTACAATTAGTTTGCAAGGATGGTATGAACTTAAAGACCGCTTTCCAAATCATAAATTTTGTTTTAGCCCAGAGTTTTTAAGAGCAGCAAATCACATGATTGATATTAAAAATATGGATACCTTTATTATTAGTGGTGATACAGAATACTGGCGTGATCAAATTAGTTACAACTGGCCACATATGCGTATACGCACCGTAAAACCTGAAGAAGCTATAGCAATAAAATATTTTAGAAATGCTTTTTTAGCAACTAAAGTTAGTTTTTTCAATGAAATATATGACTTTTGTTCAGCATACGATATCAGCTTTGATCAAGTTCAAGGCGGTATTATAGCAGATAAAAGAATAGGAGAAAGTCATAGTTACGTATGGCCAGATGAAGGGGTAAGAGGTTGGGGAGGATATTGTTTTCCAAAAGACACCAGTGCTCTATTAAAAATGGCAGCAGAAAAAAATATTAATCTAAATACACTAGAAGCAGCAGTTGAATACAATAAAAAAATACGTTGACAATCAACAACTTAGGCAGTATAATAAGAAACATAGGAGAAACATATGAAAGACATTCTACAAGACATTGTAAGCCATACACATTCGTTAGGCATTATTTCAACACTTAAAATTACAACAGAAAATGATATCACAACTATTGAAAGTATGGCAGACGATAGAAGTGTTATTATGACAGCAACAACACATTCACCAGTAGGCGAATTTGTAGGTACATTTGGTATGCCTGATTTAGGTAAACTAGCTTATCATTTAAAAAATCCAATGTACAGAGAAAATGCTAAAATTGAAGTAATAAGTGCAGAACGCAACGGTGAAGTTGTTCCAACACATATTCACTTTGAAAACGATACAGGTGACTTTAAAAACGATTATCGTTTTATGATTAAAGAAATTATCGAAGAAAAAATTAAAAAGTTTAGTTTTAAAGTTAATACATATGATGTAGAAATCCAGCCAAGAATTGGTAAAATTGAACAAATGAAATACATGCAAGGCGGACACACAGAAGAAACGGTGTTCCAAGTTAAAACTGAAAATGATAACTTGGTATTTTATTTTGGTGATGATGTAACACACGCAGGTAACTTTGTATTTGAGCAAGGTATTACTGGAAAACTAACACATACATGGGCATGGCCTGTTTCACAAACTATTGCTATTTTGAACTTGGATGGTGATAAAACTATGAGCATCACAGACCAAGGTGCTATGAAGATTAGTGTAGACAGCGGCATGGCAAAATACGATTACATTCTACCGGCTCAACAAAAATAATGAAAACAAACCTAACTGAAACACAAAAAGATTATGCAGTATTTTTACCTAGTATTAGCGGCTTTTATGGCACGTTTGTAGGTAAACAAAGATATGAAGATTATGTTGATCCTTCTCGTGTTCCAGCAGGTTTAGGCAATGTAGAAAGTCTTAATTTTTTAAATCCTAAAGACGGAGCATTCCATTACAAGTGGGCGCTCTATTCTGCTGGTCACGCAGATTTAGATACGACTAAATTTGTTGATAAAGAAGATATGGTGCGTAACCGTGATAGAGATAATTCATGGTTGCTAGGCGACTCAGGTGGTTTCCAAATTGCTAAAGGGTTGTGGCCCGGTGACTGGACTAGCGAAACTTGTCCACATGCAAATAAAAAACGTGAGCTTGTTGTAAACTGGATGGAAGAATACATGGACTACGGAATGATGCTTGATATTCCTACATGGACCTTCCAAAGTGCAAAAGCAAGTAAAGCAACTAACATAAAAAGTTATGATGATGCTGTAAAAGCTACTCATATTAATGCACGTTATTACATGAAACATAGACGTGGTAACTTTAAGGTATTAAACGTACTACAAGGCAGTAATCATACTAATGCCGATAGTTGGTATGAAGAATTCAAAGGTTATTGTGATCCAAAACAATATCCAGATACACACTTTAATGGCTGGGCAATGGGTGGTCAAAACATGTGTGATGTTCATTTGATTTTACGCAGACTTGTACACATGATACACGATGGATTACTTGAACAAGGGCTGCATGATGTAATGCACTTCTTGGGCACAAGTAAACTAGAATGGGCTGTGTTACTTACTGACATACAACGAGCTGTTCGCAAATATCATAATCCTAACTTTATGATTACATATGATTGTGCATCTCCTTTTCTTGCAACAGCAAACGGTCAAATTTATCATAACATTAGATTAGATCACAAAGGCAAATGGAGTTATATTATGAGTCCAGGTGCTGACGCTTTGAAATATGCTAGTGATACTAGAAGTTTTATAGACGCAGTACTACAAGATGGCTTATTACCTACATTTGAAGAATCTCCTGTTAGTCAACACTGCAAAATGAATGATATTTGCATTTATGCTCCAGGCGATAAAAACAAAGTTGGTACTATTAAAGTTGAAAAAGGTAAGCCAGAACTTGATAAACAAGGTAATCCTTTACTAGACGATAACGGAAATCCAATTATTATGCGTAAAGATAGCACAAGTTGGGATTCATTTAGTTATGCGCTACAAATGGGTCATAATGTTTGGATGCATATTGAAAGTACACAACGTGCAAACGAGCGTTATGATGCAGGAGAATATCCTTACATGATGGTATACGAACCAAGTATTAGACATGTGTTTAGAGATATTGTCAATGAAATCTTTGCACAAAAAGATCGTGAAAAAAGTCTTGCAGTTATTAACAAATATGGTGACGATAAATCGCTAAGTATTTGGACACACATTATTGGTACTAGATTGAAAGTTGGTAAGAAAACAATAACACCGGAAGCAAAAGCAGACGAATTATTTGATTGGGGTTGATATGAGTAACTTTACAGATGAAAAAGATAAACTAAAAAGCTACTTAGAAGAATTAAAACGAAAACACAAAAAATTACATGAACAAATTGATCAATATCACGGTATTGAAGTCACTCCAGAAATAAGAAAACTTAAAACACATAAACTTTTTATAAAAGATGAAATGCATAGAATTCAAACAAAACTTGAAAACTTAGGACATTACAAAAATGGACGAGCATGAAAAGAAAGTTAGATTAGAACATATTGATATGGCTTTAGAAGAACTTGATAAAATCATTGACACAATGAATAAAAAAGGCTATAGTAATGAAAAAATAAACGAGTTTAACAAACAACGTTGGAATCTTTGGAATGAAAGGTATAGGCTTAAACAATGAAACGAGATTATGATAGTGGTGTAACATCAGAAGGTGTAAACTTTTTTGTTGGTACTGAAGTAGAACACACACCGCAGTTTGGTAAGAAAACACTTTTTGTTGTAGGTGTACAAAACTTTGAAGAAATTGTAGAACACGCAGATAAAGCGGGTGTAGATCATATTTACTTGGGTGCTAATATGAGTTGGAGCAAGGACGAGTCTTGGGACGAAATGGTATTTCCATTGTTGAAAGACGGTTACTGGGTAACACTAGATTTTCCTGTGCAAGACATTGAATGGGTGCTAGAGTGCGGCTATACAGAATACAATCGCTTTATTCCAATGATTAGCGTAAAAATGCCTTACATTGATCTACTAGGTTACAATGCTTGTTTAAAAGTAGATGACAAGGATTTTGATGCTACTAATCCAGGTGTATGGGTACATCGTGTACATGATTTAAAAGATAAATCAAAGTTTACAGATTGGTCTAAATACACCACAGATGAAATTATCGCTTGACAATATGCAACAAGAACGTTATTATGAATATATGAAACGGCGCAACAGAGAAGAGGACGCTAAATTGAACGCATTAGAAAATGCAAAACGCAGTATTTGGGTAACTTTTACAAAAGAAGGTATCCACAAGTATCCAGCAGCACTGGAAGATCCAGCACTGGCAACAGGTGATGAATATGATGTAAGTTTCTTAGGTTATCCACATCGTCATATGTTCCATTTTAAAGTGCAAATTCAAGTTACACACAATGACCGTGACATTGAATTTATCCAGTTCAAACGATGGCTGGAATCATTGTATGCAGGAGACATCTTGCAACTAGATTACAAGAGCTGTGAAATGATTGCAGACGACTTGTACACACAAATTAACAGCAAATATCCCGGCCGGTTTGTTGTTATTGATGTTGCCGAAGATGGCGAAAATGGCTGTCAAATTGTATACCCAGCATAAAGGAAAAAGGTATAATGACTATCTCTAATCCGGTAGTAAATAAAATTTTTAACGATCTTGAGGAACTGCACGACTTCTGCAGAACTGAAGGTTATCCATTTAACCAAGCAGATTTGTATAAGAAAGATGCTCGTGTATGGCAGGCATTTCAAAAATACAAAAATTGGGTCCGTGCTAGAAATCGCACCAAAGGACGCAAATAATGCGTAAGCTGTTTTACATGGGCTTAGAGCCCTATGAAGGCAGGTACACATTACAACTTGAAGAATGGAGTAGGCGTGCGTTTCAACGCCGCTCCATTGATTGGGTTAATGTACCTGGTACAACTATTGACAATACAAAAGCAATTCAAGTAGGCCAAGTGTTAGATGCACATGGCCGTTCCTACTTTGCAATGTCGCAAATGATGAACTTGGTGCAAATGATGCGTAACGGTGAAGTTACAGGCGAAGATGTAGTTTTCTTTGAAGATATGTTCCAGCCTGGTATGGAATCGCTTCCGTATATTATGGATCAGATTCCCACTGAGCAACGTCCACAGGTTTGGATTCGTTGTTTAGCACAAGCAGTTGATCCAGATGACTTTGTGCATGTTTGGGGCATGGGCAAGTGGATGAGTTTGTATGAAGAAATGTGCAACGAGTTTGTTACTGGCGTACTAGCAAGTAATGAAGAAATGGTTGCACACATGAAGATTGCAAACTGGAAGGCTCCTATCTACAATGTTTCAGGTCTTGCATTTGATAAAACAGAAGTTGCTCTACGTGTTGGCGAGATCAACACTTGGGAAAAGCGTGACAATCGTGTGGTATTTGCAGCACGTTTTGATCAAGAAAAACAACCAGACTTTTATATGGATTTGATTGAAGAATGGTATGGTACACCAGGTACAGCAGACGTGGAGTTTTGCATTGTGCAAGGTGGCCCGCTACGCAGTAACAATCAAAAGTATATTGATCGTGCCCGCAAAATGGAAGAGCGTGGACAACTGGTAATTTATGAAAACTTGAAAAAGAATCATTACTATGATATTGTAAATCGTAGTAAAGTTTTGTTCAATTGTGCTTTGCAGGATTGGACAAGCAATACGGTAAGCGAAGCAGATGCATTAGGATGCAATGTGTTGTTTCCAGCGTATCGCAGTTTTCCAGAAATCTTTGCTAATGATCATACACGCATGTATGTGCCTTGGAGTGTTGAAGATGCAATGAACAAGTTAACGCCATTACTAAAAAGCGCACATAAAGACTTAGGTAAGATAAGCGATTGGACTAGTGCAACTATTGATCGTTATATTGATATTATGCAAGGTAACGGTGAACAATGGCGTAGAGATAGCAATCGTTATCGTGATTATGTTGCGGAGACAAAATATTGAGAGTATTGGTCACAGGTGCTACAGGTTATATTGGCAGTCATGTTTGTAAACTACTAAAAGAGCATGGACATCACGTTACTGCTTGGGATATAAATATTCATGGTGAATACAATGACATCATGGCATATTGTGACCATTATTCTTCTTATGATATAACTAAGTTTGTACATGGTGGCTTTGACGCCGTTGTACACTTAGCAGGACGCAGTGTAGTACCTGATAGTTTACGTGAACCTACAGAATATTATCGTGTAAACGTGATGGGTACTGCAAACTTGTTAGATCGTGTCGAAACACCACACATACTATTTGCAAGCACTAGTAGTGCTTGGGAAATGGCATCACCATATGCACGTAGCAAAGTGGCAGCAGAAGATGTAATTAAGGAGAAAGCCAATGGATACACTATCTTTAGATTTTTTAACGTATCTGGTACTGACGGGCATAATCGTCAACTGGGCGTTCCTACCCATCTTATTCGTGTTGCTGCTATGGTGGCTGCTGAAAAACTACCCAACATTAAGATCTTTGGTACGGACTATGATACTAGGGATGGTACTTGTATTCGTGATTATATTCATGTTGTTGATTTGGCTCGTGCCATTGTCAACGGAGTGGAACGAGGTCCAGCCAATACGGACTATGAGTGCCTTGGTAGCAACGTAGGTTATAGTGTACGAGAAGTAATCAGTACTATGGAGCAAGTTACTGGTAAAAAGTTAAATATCATTGAAGCAGAACGCAGAGAAGGCGATGCTGTTGCCAGTGTTGTAGACAACCTAAGTGATCTAGTTACACTGGAAAAAAGCATCGAAGATATGTGTTTGGATCAATACAAATTGGAAGTTGGTAAAAATGGATGAATTAGTAGCACAAAGTAAAGTTATTATTGAACATTTAGATAATGGCGACTTGATGAGTTGTTATAGTGTTTTTGAAGCTAATATTAGAAATATTCTAGATGACTTAGATCAAGATACAAAACTGGTACAACTTTGGCAAACTCAAAGAGGATATGTCGATGATGAAGACTGGGCCTCAGTTATGGAAAATATTGAAAACATTCGAGCAGTTGTAAATGCGTGATCACAACAACGATACTATTACAATTACAACTGATGATTTGGATAAATCAGGCGTAACAATTCAAGGTCATTATTATGGAAATACTATTGATATAGGCACTATATCAACAAGCACACTTGAATACAATGGAATTGATGATTTAGTTTCGCTTGATGATTTTTCGATTACACTAAATGATCCTGTTGAGTTTGAAGATCGTATGCCCGATGTTGCCAAGATAGAAGACATGTGCAATGATTATCCAGCACTAGCAAAAGCATATGAAAATTTTAAAACTATGTATGCTATGGTGCATCAAGACTGGAAAGGTCGACAAGAGGATGACCCACTTCCATTTTAACATAGAACCTGTATGGAATATGGAACGCTATCGTGCGTTAGACTATAAACTAGACCATCATAAAGATACAAATTTAATACAAAAATATTTAGATGCAGGGCATAGTGCAGAGGCTATGACCCTGTATAACTATTTTGAACCAAATCCTATGCCACCAAGTATAGAATATATTTGCAGTTATTTTCCTACACTTAAAAACATTTCAATTGCAGTCAACCTATTTAAGCCAGGACAATATTTGCCTGTACATACAGATCTATATGGTGCATATAAAAAATATCATGGTTTGACAAACGAAACAATTTATAGATATATTGTTATGCTAGAAGATGGTGTAGAAGGACAAATGTCTGTAATTGGAAACAGAGTTTACACCATGTGGAAAGCAGGACAAATATACGGCTGGCAAGATGATGAAAAACACACATTTTATAACTTGAGTACAAAGGATAGATATGCAGTCCAAATTACAGGCACATAACCGATACGACCAAGTTTTAGAAAAACTTTTCATTATATCAATTAACAACAATACCAAGTTTGTAGATAAAGAATACAACTTATTACAAAGTATTGACCATGCTGTAGGTATACATCAAGTTTATACTCACGGATATTTAAAAACTTTTAAAAAAAATTATATTGTAATACACGATATGGGAACTATAGACTATATTGAAAATTATTTTTTGAATAGTTATGAACGCAAATCATGTAACAATAAAGGTTTGTACATTTTTTTAACGGAACAAATATTACACACACATATTCCAGAACAAAAAATAATGTTAGATGGTGATAGCAATTTACCTAATATTTCTATAGATTGGCAACAATCACAACACGATAAAATTTGGTCTCCTGAATTATCAAGTATTAATGAATTTGTAAAAAATAATCAATTAACAAATGTTTTTGTTTGTATTAGTGCAGAAGATAAACATGGAATTTATGCGGGCAAATATAATTTTAACATACTTCGTAATGACGCTTATGTAAACGCAATAGCAACTTTTTTAGACAAAAATAAATCTCCAACCCAATTTTTTTCTAGTGATAAAATAGATACACATTTTTGGTGTGGTAATTGGGGATATAGACCGCACAGACACATTGTTACTGCTTTTGCTAGTAGCTTAGACACCTTGTATAGTTGGGGATATACAGATAGTAAACTTAATTTAGCAAATCATCTATGGTTTGATCCTAAAAAATTTAAGTACAAAAAAGAATTACTACAATCGCTAAAACAATTACAACCAAACTCAATTGACATAGATACAGGGCAAACTGAAATCACAGGCACATTATTTGATGTAATGCTTAGACCCGAGTCTGAATACGAAGGTCCTGATTTAAAAAATTATTCAAGTAAAGAATTATTTTCAAATACATTTTGCAGTATTATTAACAGCAGTACATTTGGTGAACCATTTGCAGTATATGACGAAAAACCTTTAAATGCTATTATAAATTTTAGACCATTTATACTAGTTGGTCCAGCAGGCAGTTTAGAATTAATGAAAAAGGACGGTTTTAAAACATTTAGTGATTTTTGGAACGAAAGTTACGACAACGAATATAACCATCAAACAAGATTAGAAAAAATATTTGATTTGCTATTAGAAATTGACTCTTGGAGTATTGAAAAATGTAAGCAAATGCACAAAGATATGTATAATATATTAATTCATAATTACAACAGAATAGGTAAAGATTTACATGAAATGCGCAGCACTTTATAATCATACAAATATACGTGGTGGTAATCGTGTGTATCCTTGTTGTCGTTACAAGGAAAGTGTAATGCACTTTGATGGCAATGTTGGTAAAATTATGCATAGTTATATGTATAATAAATTACGTGCAGATATGGAAGATGATTGGTTGCCGGGCTGTGGTAAATGCAAACACGAAGAAGAACTAGGGGTAGAAAGTTTAAGACAACGGTTTAATTCTCGTTATCAAATGAGCAAACCTACACTGGATTATTTGGAAGTAGGGTTTGATAACATATGTGATTTAACTTGTGATGGTTGCTGGGAGGAATGGAGCAGCAGCTGGTGGGCTAAAAAGAATCCCGACCTGCCACACAAACAGGGAATTACCAGCACAGAAGAATTTACACATATACCCAACACTATAAATCGTGTGGTGTTTTTAGGTGGCGAACCACTTATGACAAATAGACACAGACGTTTTTTACAAACATTTGACAATTTAGAAAATCTATCTGTGGAATATTTTACAAATGGTATGCACAAATTACAAGAAGAAGATTACCAAGTTTTAAGCAAATGCAAACATGTACACTTTACAATCAGCATAGACGGTATAGGTGTTTTGAATGAACAGGTGCGTAGCGGTAGTGTTTGGAGCAGAGTGGTCAAAACATTAGATGAAATAGCAGATGTATTTGATTATACAATACACAGCGTAGTGCATAAAAATAATTGGCACGGTTTACCAGAACTTGCAGAGTTTGCAAAAAAATATAAAAAATGGACAACAAATGTCTTGACATTTCCTAAAGAACTGGATATAATAACACTAGAGCAGTGTGATAAAGCAAAACTAGAAAAAATATTGGATACATATGATATACCAAACAGGCAATATATTAAGGCACACTTACAAGGAGAAGCATGATGGACATGCGCAGTTATGAAAATTGGAGAGAACACGGTGCTGATGAAAGTAGTGTAGAAGAAGTAACTTGGAATAATAACGATTTGCTTACACTACCTTGGGAAGCAACATATATGACAGACGAGATTCCAGAAGATAGTTCATGGGATACGTTTGCTACAAAAAATAAAAAAGCACTAGAAGCCATGTACAAACAATGGGGAGTACCTAAAGAAGGTAGTCTACATTATATGAGTATACGTCCAGAACTAACAAAAGGACTTGCTACACTTATTGCTCCGTATGCACATATGAAGT